GGGTGAGTTAGTTTTGTATAATTTAAAGGTAAATTTATAGGTGCTAAAAAACTATTATCCGTGATAGCAGTTGTGGGAATTCCGAGTGGTAAGTCCTCAACAGAAATTTGAGATTGTGCATTTAATATTTCTTGATTAATTGATGATTCACTAATATTATTTGCTTCAGAAAAATCGGCTGGACCACATTCACAATCACATGTTGTACAATCTGGATACGATAACATTGGTAAACCGAGTCTTGGGAAATTATCAATATTGATTAAGTATTTTAATGTGAGACCAATCAATGCTAATCCTGCTGCAATCATAAATACCATTTTTAAAAATTGTTTTCCGATTTGTATAATTGTTGAAATTGAGATTATTGGTCCGGCAAAATTTGCATCACCTAATGATCCGATATAGTAATATAAGTCAACTCCAGCGTCAACACCAAGATATGTTACATATATCCCTAAGAAAATTAGAAGGATTTTTAATATTGGCCAAATAAAAGATATTAAATGTGCTATAAATAATAATGGAACAAAAACAAGTGGTGTTAAAATAGACATAAATAAATTAAATATAAAAAATAAAAAATCAAAATTTCTTATAGCATCATTTACTGGAAATGTGTTTGTTGTTGATTTACAAGTTCTGTTATCAATTTCTTTAATACCAAGATGTCTTGCTCGGCCAAGACCTTTTTTATATCGATCAAGGAACATAGCAGTTGTATACACTTTATTATAATGAAATTCATAAAAAGTGTCTTCACAACTTAAGGCCGCTTGTGGGTCTGCATAGTCATCCCAGTCTAAACTAAATGAATATGATTTGAATAAATTCAAATATTCTTTATTATAAAACTTATATATTATAGTTGCGGGTTGGTTTGGATCTTCTGGAACCAAAGTTATATTTACAAAATCATTTGGTGTTTCTGTTGATATTACTTGTGTATCACCATAATATGTCGTCCAAGGTCCACCTGAATTTGGCCCTATTTCAACAGAATAACTTGATAAATTAACCGAATCATCAAAAACTAATCCACTATCACCAAGAGGACCAAAAATAAGAGTATTCTGACCTCCTTGTGTTGTTCCAGATAAAGTTTGTACTATACCAGTTTTCAGTGGGTCACTATTATAAGTTGAAGCAGTCCACCCATGTTCTTTAATGTTTGGAACAAAATAATTTGCTCTAAGAACTTCATTTTGTAAACCGCCTTCATTTTCCCACTTGAACTTGAATCTGTATCTTGCTTTTGTTGGAATCCCAACTTTTGGGTCGTTTGATAGTGATTGTTCGCCAAATTCATTTGTAAATACATAATCCAAATTCATTGGTAGATTTACAAGGTATGAACCATCACCATCGATAATTTTGCCACCATTTGGTAATTTGAATTCTTCTAAAATTGGAAGTCCATTAACATCAACATTTATTGTCTGTCTTATTGATAATATTTGTCCTGGACCTGCAATTAACTCACAAAGATTTCCAGTATTGTTTTTTGGTTTACAACTTACTCTTAATGAATCATCATCAGTTGTTGATATAATTGAACCCATAAATACGGCTTTGGGTTCAATATTAATGTTAGCTTCAGATTTTAAATCAAAGTCAACTCTTGTTATCCCTAATTGACAAACATCGGTATCACCCCAAAGTGGTGAAATATCAACAATTTTATTCAATGTTTTTATTTGTGGTAGTTCGTTCAAATTTGTTGAGGATTTGAATGTGTTTCCATTGACTTGATTTTCTGTTGCAATTCCACTCTCAATTAAGTCGTGTGGTGTTAGTGAAAAACAACCCATATCAGATAAATCAGCATCCAAGAAGACAGTTTGAGCTCCTAGTGGAACACCAAATATCATATAATCCCCACTTTCGTTGGTTCTTGTTGTGTATTTATAGTACTTGTCGTAAACTTCAATATAAGATTGGTCTAATAGGGTTTCTTCTTTTGTTGGGAAGTTCCCTGTTGCCGCATGGCCTTCATATGAAGGTATCTTAGGTAATAAATTATACCTATAACCATCTTCATTGATATCTGATAGACTTCGATATGGATATAATTCACTTATTATCGGATTATTTTCATCTTCTGGTTGTAATGGTATAAAGATAGAAATCATTGCATTTGGTAAACCAAATCCAGAATTTACAAAAACACGACCAACTATAACACCATAGTCAGAACATTGTCTACTATAAACATCACTTTGTAAAATTTTTAATGAAAGTATATTAATCTGGTCAAAATCTTGGTCCAAATTAACTTTTATTGATTTGTCAACCCCAACCTGGGTTCTTACTCTATATGATTTAGGCATTGAAGTTTCTTTTTTTCATAAATAGTTTATTTCCTATTTTAGAAAAATAATCCTTTTATAAAAAAAATAAATTATCAAGAAAAGTTAACCCCCTTAAAGTTAAGAACTCTTACGTTAATATCTTTGTTTGGGAATCTAATTTGATACATTTGTGTTGGTTCAGCAAATATAGTATCAGCAATTAATTCTATTTGTCTTGTCTCTGGGTCGATATATCTTTGTGATGTCTGTGATGACGAATATTGTCCACCAACTTTGTTAAAAAACTGAATGTCTGAAATACTAATAACACCATCCAAATTTTGAATTCTTTTTCTTATTTCTGAAACATAAACATTTTCACCCATCTGTCTATTTCCAGGTGAAAAATATTGTGTTATTATATCAATAACTTGTGTAACGATGGTACCCTGGTTTTGACTAGCATCTAATACAACGTCAACATTACAACTTAAATCTATTACATTTGCACTCTCAACAGAAATATAATCATTTATCATTCTATAATTTGATAGGTAATTTGCAATATTTTGTTTAAGTGTGTTTGATGTTATTTCTGTCAATTTACCATCACTATCATAAGATAATAATTTAATTTTAATTTTATTATTTTCTTCTGTAATTGTAACTTTCGCTGGTGCCCCAAATTGTGAAGGCATTGTTCTTATTATTGATTCGTAGTCGTTAATTGTTACAGCTCTATTTTGTGCAGAAAAATTAAATGAAACCATTTGTCTTACTTCTTCAGTTGTTGGGTTGTTTGCACCACCAATTGCTGCTGTTACATTATTACATCTTAGTGAATTGATAACACTACGATTAACATTATCAGATGGACCGTTAACTGCAAAATTTACACTACCAATTTGATTTATAACGTTTATACCTAAATTTGATGAACTACCACCCCCAATTCTATATTGAATAAACATTGTTGTGTTTGGTTTTAACGCACTACCCAATGTTAGGTTGTTTGTATATTTTGAAAGGTCAAAAGATAATCCATCTCTTGCAAATTCTCTTACTTGGTCTTCAGCTGAAGTATTACCACCACCAAAAGTCATTTTAAAGAACCCTTCTGGGGTATATTCAGTTATAAACTTATCAGTTGTTGTTACGTATTTTCCTACTTTAATTCCTGGACTATCTGAAGTCTTTGTTGGGTCTTCAATGAATACTCTATCATCCATTAAAGCTTTGACTTCATACCATCTACTGTTTTGACCCAAAAACTCTTGTGTTGGTGGGATTGTAACGTATTGTGTTCCTTCTTTAATTAAAACACTTGTTATTCCTAATACATTTTTTTCTGGTAAAAAAAGTTCAAAGAAAGGTCTTACATCGTTTGGTGTTATCACTCTTTTGAATACTTTTGTAACACCATTTACAACAACTTCACGTTTTATGATTGTATAATTTATAATCTTACCATTAGAATCAAAATTTGGGATTTTTAGCCTATTTGGTGAACCTTCTGCGTTTACTGCCGATGAAAAATCAATATCATAAACCGTTTCAAATGGTTGTCCACCTCCTAGTACTTGTGAACCTCGTCTTAATATACCACAATAACTAAGATTTTCTTTATCACCAAAAGCAGGTACCGTTATTGAGAAATCGACTAAGGCAACTGATGGTCTTTGTCCTGGTACTTTTAAACCATATGTTCTTGCGATATTGAAAACCGATGACCTTTGTTGTGCATATTGAAGTACCGTTTCTTGGATACTTCTATCAATGTGGAATTGTAGGTTATCTGTTACAGCAGCATTTAAATCTAAAAATACAGAAAAAATTCCAGCGTCATTAAAATTTTGTACAAGGTCGGGATAATATTGTCTTGTAAAATTTATTAATTCAGTTCTAATTCCCTGAAAATCTCTTGTTGTGTATGATATTTTCTTTTCCGCCATTATATATTAAGTATTACAAAATCATTAGATTCAAATGCAGTGTTAGTCACTTTATAATCAATTCTAACTCTTGCTGTATATTCTTTTTGTGATAAACCAGGGACACGATATTCTCTTTGTCCTTCTGAATTTATGTATGTAGCACCAGGATCTTCTAAATCTGCAGTCGCTTCTTTAATTTCAATATTTGTCACTAAAACTCCTGGCATATATCTACCAACACTTTCTCTAATTTCAGATTCAATATCAGAAAATGTTGGCCCATCTAATGGTTCAAAAATAAATTCATATAGTCTTGTTCCAAAATCTGGTAAAAAATATCTGGTACCCTTTCTAGTTAATAAAAGATGAATTAAATTACTTCTTATTTCGTCGTCAGCAGTTTGTGTAACACCAAGATACTTACCAAGTGATGATTGTTCAAAAGGAAAAGCTAAACCATATGTTGTTCCGTATGCCATATAACATAAATATACATTATAGTAATTTTGAATAAATAATTAA